CTATTTCCATTAAGATCATTGTAGTAAGTTCTAAAGTACCAACTTCTACCATCTTTTGAATACTTTTTTTTATTTTTTTCTTTATAAATTGCCATTTTTTAACCTCCAATTATTTACATATTTATTTGTTTTTGATATAATTAGAGTGCATAGAAAAAAAGATTGTCTGTTGTGATTCAATTTTATTTTTATGCACTATTCTAGTACCTATTGCAGTAGGTACTAGTTTTTATTTTATATTTTCTATTATAAACTTAATATACTTATCAGCTTCATCTTCATATTTTTCAATATAAAAAGCAAACATATCTTTATTTAATTGTTTTAATTGACTTAATTCTATATGTGCTAATTCATGTAATATAGTCTTTTTTCTTTTATAATATGACAAATCTTTATTTATGAATATATTATATATATTCTCATAACTAAATACAAATCCATTAATTCCATCGGGTAATTCAATTGTTGTTATACAAGCATTATAGTAGTTAAGCAGTTCTTGTTGTGTTATTTCCCTTTTTAATAAACTAATTATATTCATACTTTTTACTCCTTATCTATAAAAAGTACCTGTACTAGCATACTTATTCTTTTTTTGTTTCAATTTCTTTATTCTTTTTAAAATTGATGGCATTTTCAGAAGTTACTATTGGTTTACCAATTCTTTTTTCAATGTTCCTTCTAGTTATTGCTGCTACTTCTCCTCCATCATGTGCGTCAACTTTTAATTCTCTTATACCCTGTGAGTCATTTGTTCTGTGAAGTTCTGTTGTAGTAACTTCTGCTAATCTTGCAAACCACTGTTTAAAAGGTTCGGCATTTGGACTAGGTACTGACTGAATAATTCTAAATATTGTTTCTCTGTTTGAACAATCGGTTAATCTATTTTTTCCATCTTTTGCAATCATTTTCAACCTTCCGATTTTTTCGGAAAGTTCAAAAACACCTTCAGTTTCAATCTTTTTCTTTAAATCACTCCAATATTTTTCTGGTCTTTCACTTTCGGTCAGTATTTCAATTACATCTACGATAGAATAGAACCATTCTCCATTGTATTCTTGTCTTCTAATTTTTTTGTTTTCAAATAAAATTAAATCTTTATTATTTTCTTTTACTTCGGTATTCATTTATTTCCTCACTTTCTATATATTTAAAAGTATACTTATTCTTCTTTTCCTAATTGTTTATCAATATCTTTTCTTCTTTTCTCTATTATAAATTTGATATATTGTTTATCATTCTCTGTAAGAATATTTTTATTTTTATTAAATAATAGCTCTAATTCATCGAAAGAATTAATTTCTTCTTTGTCTGTGTCATATCCCATTAACCAAGTTTCGGTTACATTTAAAGCATCTGCCAATAAAGAAAGTTTGTCTTGTTTTGCATTGTAGTTACCTGATAGGTAATTACTAATTAATGACTTATCAATATTTGTTTTTTTTGCTAATTGAGATTGTGTCATTTTATTTTTATCTAATGCTTTTTTTAATCGATTGGCAAATGTATCTACTAACATAATAATCCCTCCTCTGTAAAGTAATTATAAAGCATTTTTGAGAAAAAGTCAACAATAATGTAAAAAAAATAAAAAAAAGTATTCAAAAGATGGTAGAAGTTGGTACTTTAGAACTTACTACAATGATCTTAATGGAAATAGAAAACAAAAGACTTCTAAAATGTTTTTAACAAAAGCAGAAGCACAAGATGCTGAAAGAACATTTTTAATGAATTATGAAAAACAAAAAGATTTAGATTTTGAATCATTAACATTAATATATTTAAAAGAATATAAAAAGAAGAATAAAGAGGAAACCTATGAAAATACAAAAAATAGAATTACTAAACATATCTTGCCAGTATTTAAAAAAACAATGGTAAGCAAGATTAGTATTATTCAATTTGAAGAAATGAAAAATAATATTTCAAAATTAAATATTAAAACTCAAAACAGTGTAATAACCTATTTCAAGTCTATTTTAAGAACAGGTATTGAAATATATGATCTTAACATACCAATATTTAATAAAATAAAAACTATTCAATGTGGTGTAACACCACCAAAAGAATATCAGGTATGGAATTTAGATGAATACAAACAATTCATTAATCAAGTAGATGATTTAGAATATAAAACTCTCTTTTCCATTTTATATTTTGCTGGGCTACGAATAGGAGAACTTCAAGCTTTAAAGTGGAAAGATTATAACAATAAAATTATAGATATTAATAAGAGTTATAATAAAAGTGGTAAAATAACAACACCAAAAACAAGTAATTCATATAGAAAAGTAGATATTCCAAATAATGTTATTAAATTGTTAGATGATTTATATATTCAAAAATCAAAAATATATGGATTCAATAATGAAATGTTTATCTTCGGTGATATTGTTCCATTATCTAGAACAACAATAACTAGAAAAAAAGAAAGTTATATAAAAAAAGCAAATGTAAAAAGGATAACTATTCACGAGTTTAGACATTCACATGTAACTCTTTTAAGAAGTATGAACTACACAATTAAACAAGTAGCAACTAGAATTGGCGATACAGAAACAACAGTAATAGAAACATATTCACATCTATTTGAAAGCGATAAATTTGTAATATCAGAAGGACTAAATAAATTAGAATTATAAAAAATAAGATGTAAATAAGATGTAAAAATTCATCTATTTTCCTATTAATTCATTATATTTCTTTTGAGTACCACTTAACCAATATTTATTTAATCCTGTTGGATCATTAGCAGCACCTATTGGACAATATTTAGGCTGAATTTTTTCTAAAGTATCTAATCCTATATCAAAGTAATTATACTTTAAATTATTTAGGTAAGCTTCTATTCCATCATCTAGTGAATCATATGATCTTAAACCACTATTGCACATCATACCACCAACATTATTAAGTTCTTTAAAAGCATAAGATGTATAGTTTCCAGTTTCATGCTTAGAAATAGCAATTGATATTAGTATTTGCTCCTCGCTTAAACCTATTTCTTTTCCTTTATCTGATATTTTACAAGAAACACTATCAAATTGACATACATCTTCTTTTTCTTCAACTGGTGATATATATGTAGGTATAGAAGAGAATTTTATATCATTCAAAGATATTTGTATTTCTTTTCCATTTTTCTCGAACATGCTATAAATGTCTAATCCTAAATTAATGATTAATAAATAGATTATTGCTACTTTCATTATTCTAGGTAATTTATTAAATAGTTTTTCAATCAATCTATTAAATGCTTTAAATCCAAAATAAATTGCAGAAAATATTCCGACTATTAAATAGATCATATTCTTCAAAATATTCTTAAATAATTTTGACATTTTTCTTTTTAATTTGTTTTTTCTGGAATATCTAGTAACCCTATTTTCCATATTATTGAGCCACCTTTCCAAAATCAATAACATATTCACCATCATAAATAGGAACATATTTATCACTTGAATTTTTATAAATTGCTATAACCAATTTTACCCCTTTAATTATCTTTTTCATTTGACATTTGTAACGAACTATTATATAATTTTAGTAGGAAAAGGATTTTACTCCTTTCCTACAATAACTATATTTTTATATTTAATAAAGATATAGCCTTGATTTGCTAATTCGTAACACTCAGCTAAAGTTAAATTACGAATTGGCTTTTTCTTTATATTGTTCATTACTTCTCCTTTCTGTAAGATTCTTTCTTTATCTTACATATTAATTATATCACATTTAGTACTATATGTCAATACTTTTTCTTGATTTTTAGTACTAAATGTAGTAAAATAATATTAGGAGGGATAAAATGAGTGATTTTAATCAAAAAGAATACATCAAAGATTGGAAAAAAGAAAATTATAAACAATTTAAAGTAGAGTTAAAAAAAGAAGAAAAAGAAAATCTTGATAGAGAACTCAAAAAGAACAATTTATCTGGATCTGATTTTGTTAGAATAGCATTCGATTATCTAAAAAGAGGAAAATTAAAAAAAGAGGAAAAAGACCATTAGTCAAATTCCTCTTTTATTTTATTCTATAATAATCTGAAATTTTGTAGCAGTTACTCCATATACACCAGCATAACCATCTTGCCCTTTGGTTTTTTCATTATCATATTGATAAGGATAATTATTTACTTTATATTTAGCTTTTTTGTATGGTCTAATATTTTTAGGAGTATAATAGTAAACTTCTACACAATCGATTATATTGCCATTACCAGCATAGCCATTTATCTTATCTTTTATGTTATAATCAGCAACATAAGGAAGCCATCTTCCTTTAACTATTATATTTCCATTATTATCTTTAATTTCTTTTATGTGTACTCTATATCTAACAGAGCCTTTATCTACTTTAATGGCAAGACCAGTTATAGGACTATTCTCGTAACCAGCATAATCCTCTAGATTTTTAACTTCTTTTAACCAGCCATGCTTTTTAGTTCTAGCCATATAATAAACATTGACTTCATTTGATGTACTTTCATTATTAATCTTATTTGCTTCATCTGCAATATACTGCATTTTACTTCTTAAGTAGTCACCTGGACAATCTGTAGAGGTAAACATTGAATGCCAAGTTAAGTTCTTCCCTGGTACTAATGTTCTTAGTCCTCTTCTCTTAGCAATATCTGCAACCAATTTAATAACAGCATTTAGAGTGATGTCGTTAACATACCATGAATTATCATTGTCTGATATTTCGATAGTTATTGATTTACAATTGCTATCCCAATTAGAGTTTGTCCAAGCGGTATCTTCTTCATCAACATAATTAGCAATACCGCCATCATAACCTACACCATAGTGAGAACTACCATATCTGCCTTTTTTTTGAAATATTCTTCCACACTGTTCTGCAGTTAATCTTCCAGCCATATGATGAATGGTTATTGCCTCAATGTTTCTACCACTTCTACCTTTAGTATAGTTACCTTCATCAGCAGGTACTACTTTTTGTGTTAGACTTGACTTACTCATCTACTTCATCTCCCTTACCATTACTTAATTCCAATTCCATTTCTTCTGTAATTTTAATTTCTTCCATACTAATTACCTTCTTTCTTTAACAAATCATTTATATTTTTTCCAAGATCATATGCTCCACCAGTAAGCAAACCTGCTACCATAATCGAAGCATTAAAATCTTTGGTCATTATGTAATTGATAATTGCTACTATTATACCTATTAATAAGTTTTGCACTGGTATTAATTTATTGTTAAATTTAGGATGCTTTTTAGCAATTAAACCACACACATAAGTAACCAAAATTGTTACTAAAGTCATAATTGTTGTAATATCCATCTAAATCACCTCCTACTTCATTCCTAATTTTACAAATATAAATGCTATAATGCCACCTATTAAAGCCGATGCTACGATTCCCCAAATAGAATCTAATTTCTTGCTAGGCTTAGCCTCAATTGCTAACACTCTATTATCTATTTGTGTCATATTTTCTCTCATTGCTTTCATTTCTGTGGCTATTGCCTGGACTGACAATGCCAAACTATGTATATCATCGACTTTTGGCTCCAACTTGTCTAATCTTTTTGTATTAGATTTACTTCTCTGCTCTGTCTCTACTAATCTTTCTAATTCTTCTTTTTCCATATTATTCCTTTCTAAACTGCTTCTACTGTCAAATTAGTACCATCATATCTTATATAATTAGAAGAATTAGCAGTTCCATATTGAACTATTAATTGTATGTAATCACCTTTTTCAACATCTAAAATACATGGACTAATACTTGTAGAACTCCAAGCACCTATTCTTCCAACCATACTTGTAAAATCAGTTTTTACTCCATTTTTAAAAATCTTAAACCAAAGCCAATCTGTTGTTGCATTCTTGGCAAAAGCATTCATATTTATTTTTATTCTTGAAATATCATCACCAATTTTTATAGAATGATTAGAACTATCAAATTCAAGTTTTAAGCCTTTTTTAGAATATTTATTAAAGGCAACTATTGTTTCATCTGAATTTTTAATACTTTGATCAGCAGACAATGTTAATGTAACAATATTTTTTTCCACATTATCTGCACCTAATATTAAATTATTATCTAAATTAACTATTGTTTTATTTTGCATTAGTTTTGTATTTAATTTATACTTCTACTTTGTTAATATATATTTAGTCAGTTTTTTTTGTAAATTCTATAGTTATATTATAATTTGCTTTTTTTAATGCTGCACCATGATAAAGTTGAAGTTCACTGTTATGAATAAACAATCCAGCAAAATAATTGGAATTAACATAGCCTCCTATTGCAACTCCACCATTTGTTGTTTGAATGCTACCATATGCTTTTCTTATAATTATACTATTTGTGTTATAAGCATTAGTAAATGTCGTAAAATCATAATTGTTAGTTATACCACTAAATGACCTTTTATAAACATTTTTTCCATTTTCATCAATGCCAATTATTTGTTCTTCGTTAGAATATACAATTCCCTTATCTAAATAATCTTTTAATGCTTGATTATTGTATTCAACATTTTCGCTTCTCAACATTTTATCATTTTCTAAATCAATTTTTTGTTTATTCATATTAATAGCATTATTTATTATGCTATTCTTCTCCAACGATAGATTACTATATATGGTGGCATATTATTATGTGCTTGTCCGCCACCAACTGTCGCTGAATCAACATTATATCCAGTTTCTTTATCAAAAGATTGTCTAACTAAAGTAAAGTGTGATTCTGCAATTTCATTATAAGGATGTGCTTGTGGAATCCCATGTGCATGCGAAGGTATCATATCTGTAGTTAGTGTAACTTCCTTTTCCCCACTCGTTTTTCCTACAGTATTAAAATCATTATCATTGATATCTATACAAACAGTTACTCTACCTTTTCCATATAATTCCCATGTTCCAATATAACCATCGTCGCCTGGATTGTTGGGATTAGTGCTTTCTAAAAAGTCACCAATTCTATAATATGGTCTAGGATAAGCGGGATTACCATTTTTATCATATAATTGAACCGCACTATTCATGGTAGTCCTCCATCGTTGAACAGAAAGAAGTAGAAGTATTTTCTAAATTAAATACTTCCCTCCTTTCTTTCGGAAGAATTGCTAAATAATGCAACCCCCCCCTCATTAACTTGTAGTTTACTTTTTTCATTTTATCAAATCCTTTCTTTTTTTAATTTGAAGAATTACTATCTGTTACAATAGTATAGGTTAATGTTTTATCTAGTTTAGTATTAATTGATTGCAAAGTTGTATTTATTGATGTTAAAGACTCGAAAATTTCATTAAAATTCGCTATGATTTTATCTTGAAAGCCATTAAACCATTCAGATTTAAATGGCGTCGTTTCATCAGGTAAATCTTTAAATTCTTTCTTTTCTATTATTTCCATTTATTTTCACCTCCAATTCTTTTATCTTTGATTCTAATTTTTCAATAATAAGTTGTTGCTCTTTAATAGCCTGTAAGCATAATGCTGTCATTGAATAATTGTCAACGCCTATTTCTTTTCCATCATTATCTACTGAAGTAATTAAATGTGAGTAATTATACTTATCACCAATAACAAATCCTAAATGCTTTTTATGATCATCAGATTCTGATTTTAAATTATATTGATAAATATCAGTTGCCATTATTTCTTCAATTGCACTTGTGAACTTTTCAAAGTTTTTCTTACTACTTTCTAAAGATGTTTGGTTTAGTAAAACACAATCTATGGTACCATTCTGATATAAACTGGTTTTCAATGAAATATTGTTGCCATCAGACGAATATATTTGAAAAGCACCATTTTTTGAGGAATCAAAATATAATAAAAGCGAATCAAAATCATCACTTGAAGAAGAAAAAAAACGATAATTACTATTATTTTGATTTGAAAAATAAAAGTCACCACTAACTTCTAAATTATTAAAAAGGGAACCTTCTGTTCCTATACGAGAAATGATTTTACCATTTGCATCTTGCAAATTTAAGAGTTTATCAATATTTTGACTGTTTAACTCTATTGTATATTCATTATTTGCATTTTTAATCAAATTACTTATTATTACATAATCTCTAGATGTTACTTTACCATCTTTATCGTAATCTAAATATTCAAGTTCTTCATCTGTTAATGTAATCTTTCCCATCAGGTAATTTCTTATTTTTGTTACATCGTTTTGTGTAAAAGAGGTTGCATTTTTTTTGTGAATTCCATAAAGTTTATTTTCATCTATTACGAATCCTCCGATTTCCCCACTTTTTGATGCTATCTTACCTTCTTTTGTAACTGAAAAATTAGGACTTTCTATCTCAATCTGGTCAGACAATAAATTAAATTTTTTATTTTTTATATTCAATCTGTCACTTTCTATTTGAATTAACGAACCATCTTCATTTTTTTCTGTACTCATATTTATTTGTGCAATAATTTTATCTTTATCTGTTTTCTTTTCCAATTTTAAATCTATATTTTCATTATTGACATTAATTAAAGAATTCATTTCTACTCTTCTGGTAAATATATCAGTATAATCATTTTTTTTGGCATAAGTTATAGTATAAATCAGATTAGAAAAAGATTCCATATAGATTTTATTGTAGCCTTCATTTAATTCAATATTTACTAATAATAACTTTTCTATAACTTCATTATCTAAAGTATACAAAGATAAATCATTATTAACTCCAATTCTTCTAATTATATAAGAGCCTGTATCATCAGTCACAAATTCATCATAAATGCCATTTAAAGTATTTAATTTTCCTATATTGGTCTTAATTTTATTCTTATTACCATTTATATCTTCTACCACTAAATTAGAACTTTTAAAAAAAGTATTACTTCCCAAAAAAGTTTGATTTGATAAAAAGAACAATGATAAATCACCCTTTATAGAAAAAGAAATGATACTTCCTTTAGCAGCATCAGTAATCTCGATATAATTATTAGAAGTTAAAGTTCTAGTGACATCAACTAATTTGTTTACTGACAAAGTCAAATTATCATATCCTTCAATTAATGAAGTATCTATTTTTCCAGAAGTAATAAAGTTAGCATTAAATCCACCATCAATAGTCCAAGCAGTTGCAAATGTACCATTTATACCAGTATTGCTGAAACCGATACCACCATTATTCATTAAAATAACATTTTTTGCTTTTTCTTTTGGTAATTTATCTACAATTAATATTTTATCGCCATCATAAATTACAAAGGAATTTCCTAAAGTACCCCATATTTTATTAGTGGCATCTATAAGTTCTTTTTCTAAAAATGATTTTGTTTCGTTTGAATTATCTTTGGAAATTTCATTGGCGATAGTATTCATATTTTTTAATAAGTCTTTTAATTTGTTTCTGAAATTACCAAATTCGATATTTTTGTATTTCTTACTAATTACGTCCCACTTTACCGAAATGACATTTGTTGTCATTTTTATATTTAATTTAGGATGGTCAACATAGATTGTATCTCCTACATCAGTTATATTGTCCAAGTTAGCGGATAAATTATAATTTACCTTCGGATACTTATTTTCTTCTAAATAACTTTTGGCTTTTAATCTTAAATTTGCAATCAATCTTTCTGTAAAATCTTCATCAGATTCATTTTCTTCTTGTTTTAGATCTTGATCTATTTTTACAATTTTTGAAAAAGGAATATCATACAATTTATCTTTAACTTCTAAATATTTTTCTGGAAGTAATAGACCATCTTTACCAACTGGCATAATTTTTGTGACAACATTGTCCCATACTTCTTCTGCCTTTATACTAGTAATATTTTTTCTGTATTTTACAACCACTCCTCTGTCAACACCAATATTTTGTTTTATACTTATATTGAAATTATCTCTTACTAAATGACCTCCCCATCTATCAATCAAAGTGGTAATTGCTTCACTTAATAATTTCCTAACACATCTATAAGAATTAGTACTAGTAACATCTGAATTAGTTGTAAACGGTGTTTCAACATCACAATTTTTGTTAAGATAATCTAGTGCATAATTACAATCTTTATCGACTATATATTTGTCATCTATCATGTAATTATCAGTATCAAAATAAACATGATTAGCCTTAACCTTTACTCTTGAATTGGTTTTGTCTATTTTTACTATTCTAAATGACTGATTCCCCTCCGGAAAAGGTGTAGGACAATTGATTATCATACTTGCTTGATAATAATCAACTTTTTCAATAGAATCTTCTACTTCAATATAATAATCACCATTGTCCTCCTTAAAAACAATCGCAGATAAAGGATGTAATATTTTAATTCCATTATTATTAAATAATTTTTCACTAGAATCATATACCCTTATCATTATAACCACCTACTTTTTGGATCAATTATTATTCTTGTTAATGTTCCAGTCCAAGTAATTGTATTTTCGCCACTTTTTAAAAGTGGAAATTCGCCTAACATTTGTCTATTTTTTAATACACCATTTAAATAAGCATCTTCCTTTTCACTATCAATAACTACTTGTCCATCTGTATCAAAAGTATATTTAAAAATTTCTACTGTATTTAAATAAAAATGTAATTCACCACTACCATATAAAGTAATAATAGGTTTGGATACCTCCAAGCCTACATTTGTAACTTTTATTTCACTTTGATTAGCTATAGTTACATCTAATTTAGATTCATTTAATTTATATTTATATGGTTGAACTATAAAATTAACATCAGCCTTTCTAAATCTTATCAATCTATTAAAATCAATAGAATCAACTATTTTTGCTTTGTAATACTTATCAGATTCATTACTAAATGTTACATTTCCTTCACCATTGAAATATTCAATTATTTTATCTATATCAAAATTTCTTGTTAAACCTATATTCAATTTTTTAGAATATGATTCATATCCTAAGTCTTCTAATAAAGAACCATCAACACCATCTATAACAGTTTCTTTTACTCTCATTTTAGGCTTAGTAATAGGTGGTAATTCACTAATTAATAGACCAGATATAGTATTGCTACTAATACCCTTAAAAGTTATACTATTACTCATGAATATACCACCTCTTCCACAGCATTTGTAACAAATGTCCCCATTTCTTTTTCATCCATTATAACTTTGACATCTTTTAAAGCAGTTTTAAAAGCAATTACCATATTATCAAATGAACCTGAATTTGCAACATTTTGATAACTATTGTTACCAATTTTTGAATTTATTGTTGTATCAAATTTTGTAGGAATTGCATCTGCCATCTCTTGTTGAACATCAGTCATTGTATCAGTAAACCCTTCGCCAATACCAAGTGCTAAGTTTGTTCCTATCTCATCTTTAAATAATTTAGATGGCGAATGAATACCAAACAGATTTTTAATAAATTTAGTAACATTTCCTACCCATCCTTTTATTTTATTTTTGATCCAGTCCAGGCTTCCAGATATACCTTCCCATATGCCTGCCACAAGATTTAAGCCTGCATTTTTTATTGTCTGATAGCCACTAGAAATCCCTTTAACTACAGTATGTATAATCTCAGGAACCCTACTATATAATGTTCCTAAAGATCCAATTATACCAACAATCAATTTACCTATCAATTGTCCTCCTGCCTCTACTATTTTAGGAAAATTTCTAATAAAAGCATCAAATAGTTTTTCAATTATTTCTGGTACTTTGTCAATTAATCTGGGTAGTGCCTCTATAAGTCCATCAGCAAGTCCTAAAATTAACTGGATACCTGCATCTATAATCAAATCTATATTGTCAATTAAAGTTTCTACTATTAAAACTACTGCATCCACAAGTGCAGGTATTAATGTAGGCAAACTTTCTCCTATTCCTTGAACTAATGCTAATATTATTTGAACACCAGAATTAATAATAATCGGTAAACTTTCGATGATATATTGTAAAATATTCCCAAATAAATCACTTATTACAGGCATTAATGCAGGAATATTTTCTGTAATTCCATAAACCAACGACATTATTATTTCTGATGCAGCATCTAATAAATATGGCAAATGCTCCATTAATTTATCTACAATATTTGGAATAACATCAGCAAAACTTGATACTATATTTTGAATTACTGGTAAAACATTCCCAAATACACCCAAATTAGTCTCTGTTCCATCACCAAATATCGTGGTCATAAGATTTTCAATTAGCGAACCCATATTTTTACCACCATTTGCAAGATCTGTTAAGAGATTTTGCCAAGCACTTTTCATCGAGTTTACTGATCCTTCTATAGTGGTTCCTGCTTCTTTTGCAGTTGTTCCTGTTATTCCCATTTCCTCTTGCATTACATGTATTGCTTGTGTTATGTCAGCAAAACTTGAAATATCATATTTTATACCACTTATTTTTTCAGCATCTGCTAACAACCTTTCCATTTCTGATTTTGTTCCACCATAACCTAATTTCAAGTTATCTAACATTGTATAATTTTGTTTTGCGAACCCTTGATAAGCATTTTGTATCATAGACATATCTGTCCCCATTTTATTGGCATTATCAGACATATCAGTAATTGCCATATCTGCAACCTCCGCACTTTTGGCAGTATCATTATTTAAACTCTGTAATAAACTCGCCGAAAACGATGTTACTGTCTCCATGTAATCATTTGCGGATAAACCAGCATTTTTATATGCATTATTGGCATAGTCCTCAACAATATTTGCACTATCTTTAAATAGTGTCTCTACACCACCTACTAACTGTTCATAATTAGCATAACTATCTAATGCTTGTTTACCAACATCTAAAAACGCTTTTCCAATTTCTAATGTAGCACTACCTATTTTCTTTAGCCCTCCAACAATTACATCACCCAAAACATTTGCTTTAAGTACATCGCTAAATTTTAATGCTCCATCACCCGCATCTTCAAAACCTTTTTTCATTTCTTTGAGTTCTTTATTGCTTTTATCGGTGGCATCTTCCATTTGTTTTAATTGATTTTCTGCATTATTTAGTTGTGTTTTAAATAGTCTAACTGTTTCATTATTGCTACCATATTCTTTTTCCATTTTGCTAAGAGCTTCTTTTAACTCATTGACTTTATCTTTTTGTGATTGTAATGTATTCTTCATAGAATCATAAGAAGTTTTGGCTTGCTTTATATTTTTGTCTCCATTTGAAAATTCAGTGTTTGTTAGTTTTAACTCACTTGAGACTAATTTTAAATTGCTAGTAATATCTCTTAAAGCCTTTTTGTATTCATCTTCACCATTAAGTTTGACTGTTCCTCCAAAAGAACTTCCTTTTGCCATTTGTTTTTACCTCCCTTCTAATCAGGTAAAAATTCACCATCATGACTGTTTATTTCTTCCAATTCACGATAAGTTGTTTTACTTAATTTAAAATCGTAATGATTTTTATATTGTTTGTATAATTTAAAAAATTTACAAAATGTCATTCTACCTATTTCTTTATCAGAGTAAAGTAGTAAGGTATGACCTACAAAATAAAACCACGAGAAATCTATCTCATCATCATAGTTCTCGTGGATTACATGTTTTTTTGGTTTTCACCAGTATTAGTTGAATTCTTAGCAGTTTCCATAACTTTTTTTAGTATTTCATCAAAACCAATTTCTGAAATTATTCTTCCTACTTGTTTTGAATTCAATAAAGGATTATTGTTTCCTTCTATTTCGTTTTCAATTTCAATTCCTTCATTAATCATGATCATAAGACCATTTTTCAAATCTTTTATATTTGGCTCTGATTTGTTGCTAGACACTTTTTCTCCCCAAGCAGATATAGAACCATATTGATCTTGTATTTCTTCCATAACATTCAAATTAAAACACAATGGATAAGTTCTATTTTCAGTCACGAAGTGAACCATTTTATCTTTCATTTTATATTCCTCCTAAAAAAATAAAGGCAGAAAATTGATATTAATCTTCTGCCTTATTTTGATTTTCTTTTTTGTTATTATCGATTACTTTAACATAATCTTTTATTTCTTTATATCTATCCTTAGATACAGTTAATTCTTTATCAACTTTATACAATTCTTTAGTATCTTTATCTTTAAACATACTAATTACTTTTACATGAATCATTTTTTCCTCCTATGCTGATGGTGATAATAAACCATCCAGATATTTAGTGGCATCAGAAAGTGTATCAAATGTTTGATGTTTTTCCCAATCACCTTCATTTAAACCATTAAATGCTTTCTCAAGTCTCATTACTTTTCCCTCAAGTGAAGAAGTATTAAATTCAATGCTTTGACCTTTTGATTTATTATCACTAGTTATTTTTGTAAATCTTACTCTAGGAAAAAATTCAACTTTATATTTCTTTGAGCCATTATACATTTTAGGAACTATGTGACCATAACTTAATTCTGGTGCAATATCATTTTCATTTGATGTTACTTCACCTTCAGTAGTTATAGTTTGACCAAATATTGTTGCAACGAATTTATCTTCATCATCTGCTATAGTAATGTTTAATGCTCCATCAATAAATGAATCATCATGTTCTGCTAAACCATCATTTGCATATAATTCTGCATTCGCATAATTTGGACTAAATTTTTCGTCTATCACTTTTTCAAATACAGGTACACTATTACCAGTTAATGTTTTAAGTTTACCTGCTTCCTTATCATGTAAATTATATTTTGCTATCTTAAAACCGACTCTAGCCATTTTCTATCATCCTCTCTTTCTCAAATGAACAGGTTTTATGATATAGTCCAGTATCATCATCTAACATCTCTGAACTATCACCACTCCAAACCCAGTCGTTTTCTTTCATCATTTGTTTTATTTTTTTTAGAATATTTAAATAATTTTTATCGCTATATATATCTATATCTAAGGGACATACACTACATAAATCATCATCATTAGCACAAAGTTCAGGAGTTTCATCTAGCAATTTCCAAGTTATAAAAGTTTTTTTGTTTCCTTTATACTTTAAGTGTTCTACAGGTATTTTTACTTTATCAACAATTATTTCATTACCTAAAATTGATTTTACTTCTTCATTCATTAGTTATCACCTATATATTTCTCTTGAACTTTTGTCATTGCCGTTTCAATTTCTTTCTTTTTAAAAGACTTTCTCAAGAAAGGCTTTTTTTCTTCAGTTGGAGTTCCATATTCACGAGCCATCGCCTTTAATGGAATAGGTTTTCCTTTTGGATACTTTTTTGTTTTTATACCATCATATCCATAAAAGCCAACATGTGTATTTATTCCACCATCTTTTGGTGTCTTATATACTCGTGTTATTTTCAAACCTTTTTCTAAAGATTTTGTTGTTTTAAAAGATTTTTTCATATTGCTAACAATATTCTTATAAGCAACATTAGCACCTTCTTGTGTCATTTCACCAATCATTTTTTCCGCATTATCCTCTAAACTTTTAAATTGTTTAATAAGATTATTAGGTAATTCTTCATTAAAAATTGCCATTACTTGTTCACAACCTTTGCCTGAATTTCCAATTCGATATTTTCTTCATCTACATTATTCAAATACTCTATTGAATACTTTTTATTGTTGTATATGATATTCATATCTCTTGTTATTTCAACTTTTGGATATCTAATCGTAAAATTGGTATAGGCTTTCTCAAAATCAGTATTATTTGAGATAAGTTTATAACCTTTTGTAGTTTTAACCTTAGCAAAAAGCTCCAAAACAATTACTTCTTCGGGTATTTTGAATCCTGCATTGTCTTCTGAATCTTTTATACTAATGATTTTGATTTTTTTATTATATTCTCCTGGATTTTTAACAATTGAACTCATAAAAGATTTCTCCTATGCATATTTAGAATTGTTTCTACAACTCTATTTACATTCTTACTATCAACATACATAGTTCTATTATCGTACATATCTTGACAAAGAATATATACAACGATAATAAAATCTGCATAATCATCCAATGATTCACTATTTGTTTCTTTAGTTTCTATAGGTATTCCTGTATAATTAGATATAAAGTCTTTAGCAATATATAAATATGTATTTAATTCTTCTTGTAATAACCCATCATTAGTTACATCAATTCTGATATAGTTTGCAATATCTTGATAAGTTATATCACTAACTTTTTTCACATTTTTCCCTCCTTTATGAGGTTATTTTTTATTTTCCTTATTATCAGTTGATGTATCATCTATTTTTTCATCTTCTGATAACTTTTTTTCTGCTTCTTCATCTGATACTAGTGTATCATCTGTTTTTTCACTTTCTTTGTTAATAGTAGATAATTCCTCTATTTGCTCTTTTAGCATTTTATTTTCTTCAGTTAACTCATTTATAAGTGAATTAGCAGATTCCAACTCATCTTTTAATATTTTTTCATCAGTTGGTGTATATTTTTTTATTAGTTTAGCCTTCATTAAGTCTTTGACTAGGGCATCATTAGGAATATCCCTAATTTCGCCCTTTGCCATAGAAATAATTCCGCTAAAACTTTCAATAGCTTCATATTTCATTATTAAGACCTCCTAAATTAAGCTGCTGGTGCTGCTGGTGCTGTAACGACAGCAATTTTTTGCTTATCTTCTACTTTAGCATCTAGTTCACCCCAAGCAACTATACCAATTGCATGTTGTGCTGCAAATAACTGATCTAGAATTTGAATTTCTGCTTTTTCACTTTCTTTTACTGCTAGTCCACTAAAATCACCATAGAAAATAACATTAGCATCTGCTGTACCTAATTTAGAAACATTATCAGAAACATAAACATCTTTTCCTAAAAGAGTATATCCATATTTAGATGAAAGATCTCTATTTAGTAAATAGTTATTATTACTATCTTTTAATTTTTTAATAGCAGTTCTTGTTGCTCTATTCATAACCCAAATAGAATCAGCTTGATAAGAATCAATTACTAAATCTTGAGTTTCAATTAACTCATCAGCAGTAATAGCAGATATGCTTGCTAAAACCTTTTTCATATTAGTAGAGTCATAAGATCTTGCAACACCGCTTACTTTAAATGGAGTTCCATTTAATAACTCGCCTTCAATAAACTTAGCAATTTTCTTTGCCATTTTATTAATTACCCAGTTTGTTAATTTGAAGTTACTGTTTTTTAATAATGATCTACTGATTTTTGTTAATGCACCATATAAGAAGCCTGTTAACTCAATAGTACCAAACTTATTACTATGTGATGTTAAATCAGTAAACTCTGTAGCATAACCAACAGTAACACTATCAGTAGAAGTATCTTCTGTAGGTATATTTACTGTTCCTGGAATATCATAATGAGTAGCAAGTCTATAAACAGGTGAAATTTCTTCTACTTTTTCAATTATTTTATTAACAATTGTTTTAGGAATAACAGCACCATTATCAGTTTTAGTTAGATTACTTGCATTTTCCCTATTTGTTTTTAGAGTTTGACTTCTAATATACTCTGCAAAAGCATTATAATCATTTCTTTCTTCTACTGAAGTATACATTCTTTTTTCAGCAGCAGTTAGTTCAGATTCATCCTCTGTCTTTTCTGACTTTTCTTCCATCTTTTCAATTTTATTTTCCCTTTCTAGAGTTGCATCTATTGAATTAATTTCCTTTTCAATTTCATCAAATTTTGCAACTTCTTCTTCTGACATTACGCGATTTTCTTTTTTTGAATTATTTAAAATATCTGTCATTTCTTGTCTTAAATCATTTCTTTTTTCTTCTAAACCTTTTTTATTCATGTTTTATCTCCTCCTTCTTTTTTTCTTAACACAAATGTTTAGATTTTTTTAATCTTCTTAATCTATCTTCATAAGAAGAATAATCAAAGGCTCTATTGCCTTGTCCTTCTGCGGCTGAATTTTCAGGTATTGTCTTTTTTTCATCAGCACCTTCTTTTAATTTCTCAAGAATGATATCTGCAATCATTTCTGCAACCAATTTTATTTTCTTTTCTTCCTTTTCAATGTTGATTAATTCATGTTCTTTGGTAATTTCATCCCAGTTGTTATCTTCTTTTTTATCAACAGCCTTATGTTTTTTTCTTGCTTCTTCTTCGATTTCCGCAATAGTAGATGCTCTATATTCAATGACCTTTTCATTTTCACTTCTTGCTTCTATGCTTGTACCATAATAAGCAGGCGACTTTGTATCATCTAATATAGATACTTCTAACAAATCTAAACTAGTAACTGTTCTTGTTTCACTATTACCATCTTTACCCAACTCATCAGAATTAGCGTAAAATCCAAAACTCCAACCAACTAATTTATTGTTTTTAGCCTTTTCTATTACATCTTTATCAGTAATAGTTACTTCTGCTCTAAGCCCTATGTTATCTTCCTCGAGAATTGCAGTTCCATCTTTTGTTGTAGCCAATTCTCTATTTTCATCATGATTTAAAAGTACTTTTACATCATCGTTTCTCTGTAATGCACTTTTAAATACACCGGATCTAATTCTTTCAATGAAAGTTCTTATTTTTCCATGTAAAGATTCCCTAATAGGCTTTGAGTATCTTTCAACCGCATTAACATATCCAGTAATGACAACAGAATCTTCTCTAATCTCTATGTGCATTTATATCACCTCCTTCACCATCTATATTTGAACTAACATTTTTATCAGTATCAGGTGAATTATCAATATTTATATTTTTATCAACAGTTCCAGATTCGCCCATTTTAATTAACTTGTTCGTATTAGGAACATAAATCTCACCAGTTTCTGGATTTAATAAAACATCACCAAGTCCTAAATTAACCATATCTAATCCTGGTAAGGCATCATCATCTTCCATGTAACGAATCTCATTTCTTGTTTTAAATCCTGTTTCTATAGCGATTTTATAAGCCTCAAACCTTTCTTTCATTAGTCCCTTTAACAATTCATTGAAGTCAGGAGCAAAATAAAAAGATTCTTTCTCTTTTTCGAGTAAAAAATCTCTATTTAAGGCAGTGGTAAATGCAGTAGCAATCGGCATTATAGCACTCTTTATAAAATTGTTATAATCACTAGATATGTGAAATATATCTTTTATTTCGCTGATAAAAGTTATATTTTTTTCATTTAATTCATTTTCTTTAGAAGTATTACTTGCTTCAGCAAACTCTAATCCATCGTTTAAGACAACTGTATTAGCATTTCCTAAATAATAATCTTCCCAAGCCTTTTTTAAGGCTTTTAATTCTTTTTCACCGAGATGTTTTTGAGATTTTAGAAAACCTTTTCGAGATCCGCCAGTAAGAATCAAATCATATTCGTATAATAATCTTTGACGAGCAGTCTTTATTGCTGTAGATATTTCATTAACCAAACCTCTTCCACTAGCACCATCTTTGGTATTTCTCAAAAGTTTGATAAAGTTATAATCATCATATTCCTCGCCTTTTATTAATATCTTGTAAGACTTATATATTGGATCATAATTTTTATTAATTGTAACTTCTTTATCTTCTACATAAAACAAACCAGAAAATTGATTCTTTATTTTTTTAATGTATGCATAGCCACCCTTACCTAATAAGTAATCTTCACACATTGCCCTTTTCATTTGAAATCCATCAAGTTTATCTTTTGTATCATCGTTGATAATACGAACTCTAGGATCATCATAAACTTCTTCTGCTTTGAGTTTGTCTTTATTTTTAACAGTCTTATATAGTTTAAAAGGTATCATTGCAAATGTGTCACAAATCAAATTAACTGAACTACTTATTACTGGAATAGACAATGCAACATCTCTATCAACTATAGTATCTTTTAAAATAACATTCAATAGTGGGTCTTCTAAAGATTCAGCAGTAGCTTCTGTTTCATCTCTTTTATTTTTTGAAAATAAATTAAAAATCTTCATTTACTATCACCTCCTTCCTAGAAAGTTTGCACTATGAATCCATCTTCAAAGATAACATCTTGCTCAAGTAGATAACAAGCATTGATTAATGAGACTACCATATCTACTTTTCCTCTAGATTTTTTCTTTGTTACATATCGATTCATATTTGTATCAAAAGTACATCTTGCATTTTGAAAATTAATTTCAAGCAACTTATTATCTTCATATTGAAACTCTCTATTAGATATTTTTTCAAATAGTAACTTTGTTGGAGAATGCAAAGTATCGGAATGTTGTCGAATCTGTACACAATTTATTCCATCATATTTACCGCCATCTCCACTTTCCCATTTTTGTGCAGAAGACATTGCATTATATCTATCATAGCCAAGAGCCTTTATCTTAACATTATATTTTTGTTCTATATGAAAAACAAAATCCTCTATAACAGCATAATCAACAGTCTTATTTCCACATGCAATACATTTTAATGATTCTATAAAACTTCTATAATTTATTTTTTCAAATTGTGTTTTCTCATCAATTCTTCCTTCTGGAATAAATGCAATTGCATCGGCTAGTATTTTTCCATCATCTTCAGCAACCATTCCAACAGAACAATTATCATTTGACATTGAAAGGTCAACACCTAAATAAACTTCTCTACCAGACCAATCTATATGAGATACTTTGCATTGTAAGACATCATTGATATCAACATAAGATTCAGTTCCCTGACCTTGATAAATAATATTACAATGTTTAGTAAGAAAATTTTCTCTTGAATTTTCTATTGCTATTGCTCTAGCCCTTTTTTTCAATAGATCTTGCCATATTTCTGGAATCTCCAATGCTACAGGGTTTGCTTGCTTAAGAATAATATCATCATCAGTCCAATTTTTTGGATTATCAGGCTCATATAACAATGCAAATATAGTTTCATCTTTTTCAAGTTTATCTAAAACTCTTTTTGAATAAGAAATCTCATCTTCAAGTGGATTATCAGCGGTCGGATATTTAGTTGAAATAATACAACCTAATTTATTTAATATGTTTAATTGTCCAGATCTCATTGCTTCGATTGCATAAGAATTTGGTAATGCTCCAACCTCATCTGCCAAGAAAACATTTGGAAGTTTACCATCCATACGAGAATTTGAATAATTTAAAGGAAAATATTTACTTCCCTTTAAAAGAAATTCTATCGAATCTCTTAAAATCTTAAATCTCGGAGTATCTTTATGAAGATAGAGCATAGGACTTGATTTTAATGTTTCTTCGATTGCATTTTTAACTTCTCTAGATAAAGCACCATCTGGAGCAACAGAATAAAACTTACTAAACTTTGGTTCCATTAAAAAAAGCAAGATAAACAGTGTCGCTATAGTATAGGTCTTAAAGTTTTTTCTTGCTATTTCTAAAATTGCTGTCTCATACTTTCTTTTTTCTGGGTTATCTCTTCTAACCACCGCTAGAATAGAAATATAAAAAAGCCATTGATAATTACAAGTACACTCATATAATGGTGTACCCGCTTTTAATCCTTTTGGCATTATTAACAATTTTAATATATTTTCTATTTGTTTTACTTTCTCTTCATTAAGATAATATTTCTTATCTTTACCATTTGCAATTTTAATAAACTCTTTACATTGCTTTTTAACATATTTAGGTACATACTTCGAACGAAGACACCATTTAGCATATTTGTATGCTTTATTGTCCATTATCTAATTCCTAATGCCTTTAACAACTCGTCCTCATTCTCTTCTTCACCCTCATCAGTTCTCAATGATTTAATAATTTTAATTAGAATTGCAACTGTCTGATTAGCAGCAGTCGAAGTTTTATTAAATTCACTGATTGCTGGATTCGTATATAAGTTCTTTCTTCCTTTAACATATTCTTTTGTTACCAATGCTCCACTCTCATTTATCTTTTCTTTTAAATCACTAAGAATCTTAAGTTGAACTTGATATCTTTTGAATGTAGTTAAGAATAAAAAGTTTTGCTCTACTCCATGTTGTTCAGCAATCTTCAATATCTCACTTGCTTGCTCATCCAAACTCATTTCCAACACTCCTTTCCAAAAAAAAATACGAGAAATTATATTTTGTGTGAACAGAGTGGATAGGTGGGGTCTTTTACCTTTAAAAAGAAATTACTCTTCAATGGTAGGGGGGATACCTAAGACTATATCGCTTAATATCTCTCTAGGTATAGCTCCTGAATCAGCCATCTTATGATGATAGTTACATAGAGTGATAAGATTATCATTGTCTAATCGTTTGTTATAATCTTCGTTAATTGGTACGATGTGATGTACCTCTAACTTATTATAGTTATAAACATTAATCGTATTGTATAACTTGTTTATACAAACCTGACATAAGTATTTATCTCTTTCTCTTATCTCAATACTCTTATTTGTCCATCGTGTACTTCTTCTGAATCTATCCGCTGCATCACTATTATCTTTATTTTTATACTTTCTATAAGGACATATATGATCTTGTGGCACTATACCACAGTGACTACAAGTCTTTAACATGATCGCCATCTCCCTAACAATTAAAAAAGACAATAGTTATTTTCTACTGTCCCTTTGGAATACTTCCATGATACCATTGTAACACAAGTTTTGTAAGATTTTGTAAGATTTTGTAAGAACTTTACTTTTTTTTATTTTTTTTAATAAGTTCCTGTTCAAGTTTTGCTATATCACTCTTAATTTGTTTTAATAAATCGTAAGTATATTCTCTTGCAAATGCTATATCTTTTGATATTTCTTTAACTTTAATATGTTGTATAAAGTATTTATAATAAATAATATCTTTAGTCTCTTTACTATCTTTTAATTCTTTTTCTGCATCTAGCATTTGTCTATTATATACTCCTAATAATTCTTTTGCTAATTCTTCTTTTGAATCTAACTCTATTTTTCTAGTTGTTAATTCCATCATCTTATCATTACTTGACTTATTACTATTAACAACCTCCCTCATTTGAGAAGTTGTAGATAACATTGAACTTATGATATCTGCTATTTCATTTTGGATATTCTGTAATTTTATTTTGGCTTGTTTGTAATTATAATATGTAACAAAATATTTCTTATAATTCATCTTAAGCCTCCATCTTCCTATTTATTTTTGCTGCCAATCCAAGCTAATATTAATATTGTAGTACATATAATTAATGTAATTAAGACTCCATTACTCATCTAATATCTAATCCTTTCTAATTTATTTTTCTTTTCTTTCATTGAGGTTTTAGTATATATTGCTGTTGTATTTATATCTTTATGACCTAAAATATCCGCTAATTCATCTAAATCAATTCCATTTTCTTTACATTGTTTAGCAAAGAGATGTCTCCAAGCATGTGGATGGATTTTTTTAGGATTGATTTTTGCACTTCTTGCTATTTTTTTTAGTCTCCTCCAAATAGTAGAATTATTTAACATTTGATTTTCATTTACAGGACTAATAAAGATATAGCCACTCTTTATTTTATGATCCTTACAGTAGTGCTTAAGATCCCTCTTTAATTCGTTAGTCATTATAAGGACTCTTTCTTTGCCTTTGTTATAAGCCCCTTTTATATAATTACTATCTAGATTTTCAACAGTAAAATATTTTAGTTCTTCTATTCTGGCACCTACATGAGCAAATATTTGAATAATATAATACATATCCATCATATTCATTTTTTTAGCCCATCTAAGCATTCTTTTATGTTCTTGTATTTCAATCTGTTCTTCCAAGACTGATTTTGACTGCTCTTTAAATTGTTTTATCCTATAATCTTTATCTTTATTTTCAGAATAACCATAACCAAGAAACTTTAAAAACTTATTAATGACAACTATATATTGATTTCTGCTTTTTATTGAATATTTTTCAATTAGACTATGTTTCCAATCAATCATTAGACTCTTACTTAAAGTAAAATCATTATCTACAAAATCAATGAATTTATCAATTGCATTTTCATAGCTTACTAGAGTTTTTTGAGCCAATTCTTCTAATTTTAACATTTCTATAAACTCTTTTTTCTTTTCTTTTAGATTTTCTTTAGTCATAATATCAACTAATATATACCTCCCTTCTCTCTATTTATTTAATGCAAGATATGTATATTATTATATTGCACCTAGTAGACATTGAATTAACCTTTGTATATCAATGCTTTAACTAGTTTTTACTATTAAAAATAGTTTTTATGATTTTCAGTAGTGTTTTTAATAAATTTAATACCGTATTTTTCTTGTAATTCTTTTTCTTTTTTATTAAATTTAATATCAAATTCTTTTTTTATTGAACTATATAGTTCCTCTTTTTCTTTTTTATAAGAATTAAACTTTTTTTCACATTCTTTACACACATCATAAAATTGGTCAAAATCAGTAACCGTTTGATAACTTTTGGTTATTTCTTTACCACATATATCACATTTAATTAATCTCATTTATATTCACTCTCCTTCTTAAAATATATTTCCAAATAGATCATTAAATTTGCTAGCAGCTTCAATATTTTCTATATCTTCATCGGTCAATGCTTCTATTTGTTGATTTTGAATTTCTTCAATATATTTTCTTTTAAGTTCTTTAAATTTATCAAAAGTAGTTAAACCTTCTTGCATTAATATTTCTAATATCACACTTAAACATGCGGATACTTCATTTTGATAATCTAATTCTTGATTTTTACCCCTATATAAAAAATCTTTTAATTCTTCTTTTTTCATCTATTTATCTACCTCCATAAACGATTCTTAAAATATTCAATAATTTATATGTTATTTTTTCTATTTTCATATAAAAATCTATATTTATTAAAAAATATCAAATTTTTTATTGATTATTTACTTTTTTGCTATTCCATATTTCATATTTTCAAATTGTTCTTTTGTTACTATTGATTTAATATTTTTTTCATAAATTGTAGGGCTTTGAAAATAATTACTTCCTACTGCAACATTTACAAATGTTTTCAAAACATCTTCAACATAATAACCATTAACATAATCTCCAACTTCCAAAATATCAATTATATTGAAACTTGCTTTTTCAACATTTACAGTATTAAGCTTATTTGTATAATCTTTATAAATATCACAAACATTCTTGTCGATATAAAACCAATTGTTATTTATTTTATCAATTTTTATTATTTTTCTTATAGCGATTTCATCACAAATTCCACAATATTTAGTTCGGATATACATTCCAACTTCTAATTTCATTTATTCCACCTCTTTTAATATGGATATAACACCATCTAATTCAGCAATACAGCATTCCCATTCGTCATCTGACTGTAAACTTTTACACACATTAATTCTTGATTCACAATGGTTATATATTTCATCAAGTATATTTTTTTGTTTTTTATTTTCTTTTTTTAAATGTTCAATGCTTTCTTTTAATTGTTGATTTTCTTTTAATAAATCATTGTAATCAGGAATTTTATTTAATCTGTCAACGGCATTTATCAAGTCGTCAACATTAATACTATTCATAGTACTTATAGGATTATTTTTTTCTACTTTGGGAAGTTTCATAATCTCTTTTAATAATTCTTCTTTACTCATTGCTATCACTTCCTTGTTCTAGTTCTTGCATATAATCTTCTAGTGGACTTGAGTCTAAAATTTTCATTCCAACATCATCATAAATTATATTTTTTCTTATATATTCTTTTAACTTAATCCAATTATCTTTTAAACTTCTTACATATACTTTAACATCATCAAATAATGTATCTTCATCTAGCCCTAGTGTTTGTGTTATATCTTTCATTTCTAGTCTAAATGTTTCTTCATTTGTTTGAGTTACTAATAATTGTTCTTTTAATTGTTTATTTTCATGTTGTAATTTTTCATAATTTTTTATTATAGTTAGTAATTCTTTTTGAAACTTATCATCAAGTAATATATTCATATGTCTTAAAGAACATTGTCTTAGCAATGATTTAAAATGTTTTATTTCCTCTTTATTCATTCTTCCACTCCTTTATCATCATAATTAATCCTATAATTGCTCCTATACAAATTAACCCCCAGAATATTAGTGGTATATATAATATAAGCATTTAATCCTCCTTATTAAATAATATTTTATTTAAAAGTTCTTCTTGCTCTTGATTTAAAGTAGTCTTTAAATATAAACTTTCTATTAATGTTTCTAATCTCTTTTTTTCTTCTTTCAATTGATAAATTTCCTTATCTATTAATTCTCGATATATTTTAGCAGTATTACCTTCAGGTCTTACAAAAAATTTAATTATACTTTTATCACCAAAATAATTTTCTTTAACTTCATCAGTCCATAAATTTATTTGTCCTTTTATGAATATATCTTCTTCTATTTTCACTATCTTATAGCCATTTAAATATTTGCCAAGCAAAGAGTACAAATCTTCTTTATTCATTATTTATCTTCCACCTTTTCTACCAAATTTTCTTTTATTAAATCTTTAATATTATTTTTATTAAAAGATGATTCATCACCAGAAGTAACACTCCACCAATCAAAGTCTTTCATCATTTCAAATATTTCTCTATTTTTATCTATGATAATTACGTGCCACCAACAATCATTTATTTTTTTTCGTAGTATGATGTTACTGGATCATAATCAAATCCATACTTTTCTAATTGTTTTAAGTCTATATCATCTCTAATTTTTAACATAAAATTCACTTAGACTCATTAAAAATTCTTGAACACTTTGATTCTCATATTTATAGGCTCTATCATCTATGTATAATTGTGCTGGAAGTTTTCTATTTGTTATACCTACAACTCTTAAATCATTCCAAAATGTTGTATCATCGTTTATTATTTCATTTCTAAAACCAATTATAGTCTTATCAAGCCATTCTTTTATTTGCTTTGGATTTCTTGTAGAACATATAAATACAGGTATATTCATAAGTTGTAATACTACTATTAAATCTATAGCATTTTTATTATATTCATCATATATGCTTCCATCTTGCCAACCTTTTCTATATTTATGAATTACTCCATCAAAATCAAAACATACTGCTAGATTTTCTTTCAACTTAATATTTGCTTCTTTCATTATCTAGTTCTTCCTTTCGCCTTTACTTTTTGTTTTTCCTCTTCTAAAATATCTAATATCCAATTTAAAGTATTCAATATCGATTCTTTTTCTTTACAATTAGGTAAACTATATAAGTAATACATTTTTAATTTAATTTTTTCCTCAAAGGATAGTCCTTCACAGTTTATATTTATATCTTTCATAATTCCTCCTATTTTTCCTCCTTATTCAACATAATCATCATAAATTTTTACAACACAATCTATTTTTTCATCTTTTTCTTTGTAAAGATTAATAGTAGTTTTGTCTGTATCAATAATCAATGAATGATAAATTTTTAATAATTCTTCAAGAGTGTTTATTTCTTTGACTTCTCTATAATCCCAATCACTTGCTTTTATTATTACTGCTTTCATTACTTTTCTCCTTTTAATTTATTTACTTCATCAATTAATTCATTGATTCTATCAGCAAACATTAAATCACTCTTCAAATAACTTAATTTTTCACCTGTAGCATTTGCTACATATTCTGTATTGATGTCATCAATTAAAATCTTTATTTTTTCTATCTTTTTATTTTCTTCTATTATTTCTACTTCATTATTTATAAAAAAACCTGTCTCCTTTTTAAATAAATCTTGAAATAGATAAATATATTCTTCATCAATATCATTTCTGTAATAATCTTTTGCAACTTTATCATATTCCCAAACATAACCTTTATATTTTATTTTTTTTGGCATTTTTTCGCCTTGCGATATTTTTACCAATAAATCTATTATTTTCATGCTTGATTTCCTCCTAATCTATCTAAAATATTATTTTGTGTTGTTTTACTTAAATAACCACCACTATATAAACATTTCACAAAAGTTTTAGTATCTTCAATTAATGTTTGTTGTTCTTCTATTATCTTTAATATTTTTATATAATCTTTTAAAAATACATATTCAGTTCCTTTTTCATTAATAATTGGATGCCCATATATTGTTTTCATTTGCTTTTTTATTCCTCTTTTCTTTTAATTTTATTATTTCAAAACTTATATAACATTTTTCAAATGGTAATGAAGATTCTAATTTTTGATTTAACATTTCTAATCTATTTTCTATCTTAAATATTTCCATTTTTTTTATTAATTCATCTTCCATCTCTAACTCCTTTTTACAATTCTTTGAATCTCTTCTGGAGTGTAATATTTGTTGTTATACTTTATTCCTATTTGCTTTTCTCTTTTATACAAGTCTGCTATTAAAAATTTTCTATATTCTTTTGCAATAAGTTTGTTTTTACTCTTATTAAATGATGATGCTATTTCCATATCATGTTTTATTTTTCTTCTCTCTTCTCTTATTTTTTTCATTTCCTTAATTACTCTATAACATTCAAATGTTGTTAATTTTTCGTTTTCAATTAGATGTAATAAATCTTGTTCTTTTAGATCTTCTTGACTAATTTTTTCTGATAAAGAATCACAATAATCATCTATTTCATCTAACTTGCCGATTATAGACTTTATTTCTTCAATTAAAACCATATTTTAATTAAAGATAATAGACATTAACATTAGAATTGCAATTAGAATAAAGAGGAAAATTACAGATATCAGAGAGCCAATTTTTGGCTCATCTGCTATCAACTTATTTAATTTTTTCAGTACTTCATTTATCATTTTTATCTGTTTTCTCTTTATTAAATAGACTAGAGAAAAGTGAAGTAGTTTTTGTAAATATTTCTGCACACCAAGAACCAAAGTCTTTTGCAACTTGAAATAACATTTCACAGGCTGCTTTACTAATTAAATCATTACTTGGAGACCATTGAAAGCCAAAAGTTTTATAAAAACATTCATCACTATTTTTCAATTTAAATATAGTCAATTCCAATTTTGGTATTTTAATAATTCCTAAAATATCATATTGAACAAATAAATATTCATCATCTTCTGACTTTATGATACCTATAAGAGGAACAAAATCTTCATCTGATTTTTTCTCTCTTAATTCTTTTTTTAATCTTGCTATTTCAAATTGATAATCTTCACACATTTTGATCAAGTTACTTACAGTGGATTTTAAACTTTTTATATCATACGATTCTTTCATTTTTTACCTCCTTAGGTTTTCTATAAGTTAGTCCTTTTCCTCGCTTATTTCTTGAAACAAATACAACTTTGCATAATTTATTTTTTGCCCTATAATATTTTTGTTTCTCTTTATAATTTAATTTTTCTAATTCTTCATCGGATATAGAAACAATTTTTATTAATTTTTCTAATTTATCTTCTTTATTTTTATCTAACATAAGATACCTACTTTCTTTTTTTAACATTTCGATAAGCTTCTGATTTTATTATTTGATTAAGTTCTTTCACTTTTTTTCTTAAGTTTCTATTTTCTTTTTTTAGTCTTTCAATTTCTTGAGGCTCACCAAGTTTATTCATAAATGTTTTGTATAGTTCATCCTGAATAGCACTTTTTAATGATTCATTTTGACTTTTTAAACCATTATTTTGTATTTTTAGTTTTAATATAAATGGTACTGCTAAAGCAACCTTTTCCAATTTATTCATACTATTCTTCTTCTTTATTGTTAAAATCAGAGGATATAACTTCTTCAAACAATTTTCTTGTTTCAGTATTAATCGGATGACAAACATCTTTAAACTCTCCTGTAGATTGTTTTCTACTAGGAAATGCTATAAACATTCCTTTATCACCATCAATTATTCTAATATCTTCAATAGCAAAACAGTTTTCAACAACTACACTTGCTAAGCCAATTAGTTTTGAGCCTTCCTTTTCTTCTAATCTTTGAGTTTTAACACTAGTAATTTTAAACATTTTCTTTTCCTCCTTCATTATTTTTTCTAGGTGATTTCCTAGTTATTTCATATTCTTTAAGTTCTTTCATTGTTGGTCTATTTTTTAAAC